CATTATCGTCAGCCGGTCTGACGGGTTGGCCTGGACGCACTTTCAAGACGTCCACGACTGTTCAGGCGCAAGCAGGGCGGACAACCATCGCCTTGTCTGATGTGACCAACACCAGGGCGATCCGTGGCGCAGTTTCTGACATATCCATCATAATACCGCGACCATGACTTAGGAAACAAGTCAATGTCCAACATGAGCGGGCGAAGTTCGTCCTGATTCCTCAGGTAGGCTTCAATAGAAAGCTGATCCTCCACACGGACCCCAAATTTCTTTTCCATCAGAAATCGGGTATTTATTGGCACGTCGCGAACGGGCGGCGCACCTGCTTCCAACATTGCCTTCAACTTACCTCTTTCCCACTCGTTCAAGTCCCTCGCAGCCCATCGCTTCCAAAGCTTACAGGCAGGCACACTTCTTGTCACTCGGAGACCATATTGAGCCAACTCAGATATGATAGGGCACCCCGGGTACGTGTGGGCTAGGGACAGGGCCTTGCATCTCAACAACGGGTTGAGTACGCCCCTGGAAGAATTCCTGTACATTTGCCCAGTCCAGCCAAAGCTGGCCAAGACCTTGAGGGGATCTGTGATGTTGACCATGTCTTCACGATCGAAGACAAGACCACAGAAACTAGCTTCCTCAATAGCCTCAACCGGCTCCAACTTCACAATCAGACCGAGCCTAGTGAACATGGAGGTAGGGGGGATCTCATGGTTGCAGCCAACCAAGGCGTCATCCCCCTCGACTACCAAGTCTACATTATCGTTGCCAGCCTCCGCACATGCGAACAGATGTGTCATGAGATTCGTGAACCCGTTTCCCAACGAGGTACACATTTCCCCAGACATTCTAACTGCCTCTATCCACACGGTGAAGTCTCGAAAATTGCAGACATTTCTCCCAGCCAGGACTTCCCTACACCTGCGCATGAACTCAGGGCCCTCGGGAAGGTTCTTCGTCATATGTTCATAGAGGACGAATTCACAGCTCATCATAAGCAACTTGACGAAAAGTGCCTCAAAAGCTGTATAGTCGCTGGCGTATATTCTCTTATACTTAGAGAGCAGATCCAAGATGTACTTAGGCCGCTCAGCAACAGGGACATGCTTGATAAAATGGTGGTCCTGGTAGACAACAGTCTCTATGGCCTTGAAGATCGGCCCCACCATAGTCTTGAACGCATCCGTTCTTGAATTAATACCACGGACATGTTTCTCTTCCGTGTACCCCTCGTCCTTCATGAAGCTCAAGCATCGAAAATGCTTCGGATCCCAGGGGTCCGTAATGGCACTGGCTACTGTCTCCAGCTCTCTCTTACGCCATAACGGATAATTCGTTCCTTCAAGCCACTTGTTGACACTAAGATCAGTGCCAGGAGGGAGCGGCTCATAG